GGGTGGCACCGTATGCGTGACGCTATGCGGGACTACGACGAGGTCATAACCTTCGGGGGTAATAGAAGTGGTAAAACCACTGGCTGTGCTAAGATGCTAATGGAGGCCGTTACTAGTAACCAGGACGGCCATGTTGTATGCTTTAGCCAGAATGCGGACACCTCGGTAAAGGTGCAGCAGGCTGCGGTCTGGGAGATGATGCCGAAGGAATTCAGGAAGAAGACCAAAAGTATTGAGGGATACATTAACTTCAGTATGCAGAATGGCTTTACTGGATCTAGTTTTATCTTCCCCGATACCAGGACCCGTGTGGACTTCAAGACCTATACGCAGTTCAGCAATAACCAGACTATCCTTGAGGGTTTTGAGTTCGGGTTCAGGAAGGCTGATAGCCTGAACATAGGTGCATGGCTGGACGAATACCTAGGGGATGCGGCCCTGGTCAATACGCTCAGGTTCCGCCTAGCTACCAGGAACTCCAAGATGATTCTCGGCTTTACCCCTATTGATGGCTACACGCCATTCGTAGCCGAGTATTTGAAGGGCGCGGAGACGCTTGAGACTAGAAATGCTGAACTACTGGATAAAGCGGTGCCAGTAAAGCAATACAGTCCCGAACGCGATGCTGGTATTGTTTATCTGCACTCGGACGAGAACCCGTTTGGTGGCTATGACCGTATAGCCAAGGACCTCAAGAACTCCAGCCAGGACACCATAATGGTCCGCGCCTACGGGTTACCCACGAAGTCAATGACTTCACTGATACCTAACTTCAGCCCTGAGATTAATGTTCTATCAGAGGAGCCTAATAAATACGGAATAACCTTCCCTTCGGTTGATTCATTGACCTGGTATCAGGTCGTGGACCCAGCCTTCGCCAGGAACTACGTTAGTATCTGGGCGGGTGTTTCCGAGACTGAGAATATATATATAAGAAAAGAATGGCCTGACAGGGACACCTACGGTGAGTGGGCGCTGTTCGGGGACCCGAAGTGGAGATACGGCCCAGCAGCCAAGAAGGTGGGCTACGATGTTGAGAAATACGTAGAACTATTTCATGAGGTAGAGGAAGAACTAGGAATACAGGTAGTCGAGAGGATAGGGGACTCCAGATTCTTTGCTAAGGAAAATGAGAACAACGTGGACCTGTTTACAAGTTTCTATGATTACGGTATGAGCTTTATACCTTCCGATGGCCAGACAGAGGCCGTGGGTGCCACAGCATTGGACGAATGGTTCTTTTATAATCATGACTACGAAATTGACGAAGCGAACCAACCCAGGTGTTATGTCCACAAGGATTGCGGAAATTTAATAGAATCAATTATTAGCTATAACTCATCAGGTAAATCAGACGAAGCGCTCAAGGACTTCTTTGACGCATTGAGATATTTAAGAATGTCCAATGCTGGGATGGGTCCTGACTACTTCTCGGACAACAGTATGGAGACAACCATGAAAAATAAAGGAGGGTACTAATGCCTAAAATAAAATTAACTACACTATCAGATGAATACGAAGTAACCTTTGAGGAAGCCATAGGTGTCGTCCTAGAAAAGATCCCTGAGGAATACATTACTGGCAGGGGCAGGAACACCTGGATCTCCGAAGAGGGTCAAGAAATCATAAAGGAGGGGCTATTTATAGACGAGATAATTCCTAAGAACTATATAGGCAAAGTAATTGCAGAATGCCCGAATCCTAGGTATAATTTTGTATACAGCAAGGAGATAGGAAAAAAGGTTCCAGTAATGATCCCCCGAAGATTGCAAGGCAGGTTTGTCGGTAAGGTGATTAACTTTGAAGCGATTGAAGATCTAAAGGGCGTAAGCTATCGGTATGTCAAAAAAAAGAAAAGTTGAGGACACCTTGGACCATAAATGGTGCAGGGAGAACTCCGATAGACTGGCGTCATTTGAGATACTCAAGCGCTTTGTAAAGCACGAGACCAAGGTCCCAATGTCTCACGAAGACCTATATGATAAAATAGGGGTCTCTAAAACGCAATGGCATAGACTATTACAATCCCTAAAAGAACG